ATTTGATTATGCTTGCAAAACGACAATTATTTTATTATAAAAAATATTTAGTAGAAATGGAGCAAATACTAGATGCACAAAGTTTAATACTAAAGGGCAATGATTATGAGGAATTAAGAAATAAAATCAGCTATTTAGATATATTTTTACTCAATTTATTTGGAGACGAAACTAAATCTGCATTATCATACAGGAAATTCAGAAAGCTAATTAATCGTAACAAGCACGAGATTTGTATTTTAGAAGATTTACCAAAAAAAATCATTGAGTATTTGGATGAGTTAAACAATTTAAGAAATTGGGCTGCACATATACCAGAATCATTACTGAATGCTGAATTTGAAGGTACTGATTTTGAAGGAAAGAGGATTAGCAAAGAAGATTTTTTAAAAAGACCTAGTCCAATTAATGTCACTATATTTCAAACCTATGATAGGGTATGGATTGAATTATTATATAAGGAATCTATAGAAGCTTACGAATGCTATAGAAATATATTGCAACAAATGAGAATAGACTACTCAAGATTAATTGATTCTCAAGTTGAAGTTATAGTCAGATTTCCTGATACAATCAGAAAAAAACATGATTTTGAACTTCCAAGAATTTCATTTGATATGCAAAATAAAACTTATAAAAGGAAAGTTCGAGATGACACAAGTATATGAGGAAACTTGAATAAGAAATATGTAGTTAATTTTTGATACTCTTTATATTATAAGATAGTGTTTATCCGCCTAGTAAAGGGCGGTTTTTCTTTTGCTCAAATTAAAAGAAGGACGCGCTAACGTCCTCCCGATCACCCAGGGTATCCCCCGGCTGAGACAGCGGCGCGCCACGCGTGGCATTCTCAGACATCCGCTGTCTCGCATTCCATCATAACGGAAAGTCGAGGGGTACGTAAATGGGAACACAAGATGAAATTTTATTGCAACATGAGCTTGAAGTTATGGCTGGTATCCTGGAAAGCAAGGCGCAGTATCGCAAAATTGTTAAAGCTGGCATAGCCAAATGGGTCAAGGACTTCCAAGACGGACGGATTGAGATCAAGACGGTTGACGATTTAAAGAAGCTAATTGAGATAGATATTGAGTTACAGAAGGATGAATTGTGATCTATAGTAATTCTATTGAAACTATTCTCTGTTATTATTGTTTGTAAAATTTAAAGGTAATGCTTTCCTTTTTGTCGAAACATGAGACGAGGTGAATAACATTGGATGAGTTAATCGAAAAAATCGTCGCGTTTAGAGACGAAAGGAATTGGAGTCAGTTCCATAATCCCAAAGACCTTGCTATTTCATTAAATTTAGAGGCAAGCGAACTTCTTGAACTGTTTCAATGGAAAAGTAGTGAAGAGGCCGTAGATCAGAAAAGAGACGAGATTCAAGATGAGCTGGCGGACGTAATGTACTACGCCTTACTAATGTGTCACGATCTTGGAATTGATCCAAGGCAGGTATTGCTTAATAAATTAAAGAAGAATGCTGATAAGTATCCTGTTCATAAAGCATTCGGATCTAATAAAAAATACACTGAACTATAGGGAGATTTCAATGCTTTATTATTTCACTGCCTGTGATAAAAATGCTAGAAAGCATTACGAAGATACAGTTGCTAAACCATATCTAATTGCCCCTCTTCTTGAGAAAATAGACCCTGTAGTACAAAATGAGCTGATGACTCAAGGCTTAGATCAACATGTTCATATGTGGGGAGCTGTACCAGGTCCTTCAAATAAAAAACGTTGGAGCAATCTTAAGGTCGGGGACGGGGTTTTGGTTTATGTCAAAGAGGGTTTTAGGTCCTACGCGAAGGTAGTAGCCAAAACAATCAACAGGGAAGTTGCTGAGTATATCTGGGGAACTGATAATGAAGATAGAACATGGGAGTATATTTACTTTCTTAAAGAAGTGAAATCAGTTAATTTTTCAAAAGAAATGTTCTCATCGTTCTTTGGATATAAGACGAACTTTATACCACAAGGTTTCAGTAATATTGAAGAAACAAAATTTCAAATCCGTATGAAGAAATACCCGAACGTTGATGCATTAGTTAATGATTTGAATAATAACTTTTTAATGTCCGATGAAGATTTGGAAGATGGGGACTATCAGAACTCATTAGAAACTGACTTCAGAAAAGTTGAAGATAAACCAGAAGTTCCAAAAAAGAAGAAGAAACAAAGAATTCTAAATGGAGTCAAAGTATGGGATAGAGATCCTAAAGTAGCTCAAAGAGCAATTAAAAAAGCTCTATTCCAGTGTGAATTCGACATTAATCATAGTACCTTTATTTCAAGTGTGAGCAAGGAAAATTATGTTGAAGCTCATCATTTAATACCAATGAAATTTCAAAATGATTTTGAGAATGTATCTCTTGATACTGAAAGTAATATTCTTGCTTTATGTCCTAATTGTCATCGTATGATCCATCATTCTCGTCCCAAAGAGAAAAAGTTGCTGCTAAAAGAATTCTATGAAAAACGTAAAGATCAACTGCACAATCTTGGTATTGAGTTTTCTTTAGTAAATTTAAATAACTTTTATGGTATGAAATAATTCCTATTGTGAGCAGCTCTTAAATGAGCTGCTTTTTTGTTGGAGGTGAGGTGGTGATATGTAGATGGTCAGAGCACGAAGTCCCGAGCGGGACAAGGCAAAGCAGATGTGGATGGAGAGCGGCGGGATGATGAAACTGAAGGACATCGCCGCCGCTCTTTTTGTTGGCGAAAATAAGGTTCGCAAATGGAAGTCAGTCGACCGCTGGGAAGATGTGTTCAAAGGGAACGTTCCACCTGAATCCAAAGGGAGCGTTCCAGTTGAAATGAAAGGGAGCGTTCCACTTCGCGGCGCTCCCAAAGGGAACAAAAACGCAGTCGGTAATCGAGGCGGTGCTCCTCCGGGCAATCAAAATGCTAAGGGAAACAGCGGTGGTGCTGGCGGGCCAGTCGGTAATAAAAAGGCCGTTACTACTGGTGAGCATGAAACTATCTGGTTGGATACCCTGACAGAAACGGAGCAGCAGCTCATTGATCAGGTGGACACAGATCCTATCATCCAGGCGAATGAATCTCTTTATCTTCTGACGATCCGGGAGCGACGCATGATGCAGCGAATCAAAGCCCTGATGGATGGGTTATCCGAGACCGAGCGCAGCGTGCTCTACGAGATGAAGGCCATCAAAGAAGTCGCTGAGATTCACGATGAGAAGACCGGCATCACGAAGAAGATCCCGCATAGCCGTAATGAGATGATGGAATCGAAGATCGAAGAGAAAGGTTTTCGAAAGCTGGACGATATCGTGAAGTTGGAAGAGGCTCTAACTCGTATCCAAGATAAGAAGATTAGGGCCATTGAGCTGAAAAATCGATTAACTGACGATGAAAAGCGTATTCGTATCGAGACCATGGAGTATGAGTTGCATATGCTTCGTGGTGGTGGCAAAGATGATTTTGAAGACGACGGCTTTATGGATGCGCTGAAGGGTAGGGCGGCGGAGGTGTGGAACGATGGTGAAGCTTAAACTCAAGCCGCCGGCATTCAAATGGGCTCCATTCTCCAACAAGCAGCTTAAAGTTCTTACTTGGTGGATGCCAGAGAGCCCGCACCACGATAAAGATGCAATCATCTGTGATGGTTCCGTCCGGGCCGGCAAGACGGTCTGCATGTCATTCTCCTATATAGCCTGGGCAATGGACACCTTCCGAGGAGAACAGTTCGGCATGTCAGGGAAGACCATTGGTGCGCTACGACGTAACGTGGTCGGTCCGCTGAAACGTATGCTATCCAGCCGTGGGTATCATGTTCATGACAATCGATCTGAAAATGTTTTGACTGTGACCCGGGGCTTAATAAGCAATCGGTTCTTTTTATTTGGTGGACGAGATGAAAGCTCACAGGATCTAATCGCCGGGATCACGTTGGCCGGTATGTTTTTCGACGAGGTTGCCTTGATGCCAAAGTCCTTCGTTGACCAAGCGACTGCTCGTTGCTCCGTAGATGGTGCCAAGCTCTGGTTCAACTGTAACCCTGCAGGACCGTATCATTGGTTCAAAAAGGAATGGCTTGACCAGCTGCAGAAAAAGCACGCACTGCATCAACACTTCACAATGGAGGATAATCTCTCTCTTTCCGAGCGTGTGCGGGAGCGGTACCGGCGTATGTACAGCGGGATCTTCTACCAACGGTACATCCTGGGGCTTTGGGTTATGGCTGAAGGGGTAATCTTCTCCAAGTTCAATGATGCGATTCACAGAAAGCCGCGGGACTGGTTTCCGGCCAAGTTTGATCGCAAATTCATTTGTATCGACTACGGGGCTAATAACCCGACGGCATTTCTGAAGTACGGAGTCCGTGGGAACGTTTATTATGAGTTGGATGAGTATTATCACAATATCCGCCATAAAGGTGAGAAAACGAATAGTGAATATGCGGATGACTTGGAAGGCTTTCTTGATGGTGATGAGTATTCAATCTTCATCGACCCGTCAGCAAAGGCTTTTATTATTGAGTTGAAGAAACGCGGGATTAACAATATCCGGGCTGCCGTGAATACCGTGCTCGATGGCATTCAGACAGTGTCTAACCGATTTCAAAATAATGAACTTTATATCTGTGCCGATAACACCAATTCCCTTCAGGAGTTGGTGTCTTACGTTTGGGATGAAAAAGCCGCTGAACGGGGCGAAGACAAGCCTATTAAGCAAAACGACCATACCTGTGATGCACGCCGATACGGTATCCATACGGATTATCTGCTGCAGCGTGTGAAGCAGCGTAAAAAAGAGAGAGAGGAGCGATCTGATCATGATGTGGGGTGGGTGTAGGGCATGAGTGGCGAGGCACAGTGGTTTCAAATATCAAAAGCAGAGGAAAGGCATATCCCCTCGAGTGCTCAGCTACCGGATAGCTTTGAAAACTTATACGATCAGCACGGGTTGTTGCCATTCCCTTCTGGCAATGACCCTGCCTCCTGCAAACTTCTGGTTAAGAACAGTAACATCATTCCACAGTGCATCGAGGCATACAAGCGAAACATTGCTGGATATGGTATTGCTTTGGAGTACCTCCCTGGTGAGAGTGATCAGACCGCGCAGGAGGAGTGGAACAAGGCTGATAAGTTCTTGGAGACCTGTAACCTGGAAGATACGCCGGATGAGATTATCGGCTCCTTAATTGAGGACATCGAGAGCAGCGGGAATGCAAATGTGGAGGTCGCCTGGCCTGTCGGCAGTGAGTTCCCGACACTCTACCGAATCAATCCGAAATTCGTTCGTTGTACCCGTGAGACGGATAAGGTGACGATCAAGCGTAAGCGGCTGATCAGGTCATCGAAGAAGGTAGAGGAATTCTCCCAAGATATCTATGCCCGGAAGTATGCCATGAAGAGAGGGCAGTCCGTGGTGTGGTTTCGTCCATTTGGAACCGAGGGTCAAGGAAATCAAATCATTCCCTTAAAACTTGGTAATGATGGACCCTACGGCGAGCCGCGCTGGTTCGGGAATGCACCAGGAGTGGTGGGTAGTCGTGAAGCAGAGGAACTCAACGTTTCTTATTTCAGCAATGGTCGAATGCTCTCCATGCTGCTAACGGTGACCAACGGTCGACTGACTAAGCAATCCATGGAGCTGCTGAAGAATGTAAAAGGTTCGCAGTCCCAAGGAGGCATTCTTTATCTGGAAGCCATCGGGGAAGAGACTGGTGGACCACTAGATGAGAAAGTTGAGAAGGTATCTATTAAGCTGGACAAACTGAATGATCTGCTGCAACAGGATGCTTTGTTCTTGGAATACGGGAAGGACAAGAAAGCTGATATCCTATCCTCGTTCCGATTGCCCCCAATCCTGGTTGGTCAGAGTTCCGATTACAACCGTGCAACGGCGCAAGCTGCACTGCGATTTGCAGAGGAACAGGTCTTTGAACCGTACCGCAAGTGGATCATGGACGAGATCTTTAATAAACGCTTATTCCCTGCCATGGGCATCTTTCGCGTACGGGCAACTTTACGTGGACCGCGTATTATAGATCCGGAAGACCGCAAGGCGCTGCTGGACTTCATCGCAGATAAAGGTATTATGCTGGTCCGGGATTTAATCCCGATCGCTGAAGAGGTGCTTGATACAATGGTCGATGAGTCAAAATACACTGATGAATATTTGGATACACCGATTGCTCAACTAATTAATAGTCAGCCTGCATTAACTGTGCCAGAACCTGACTCCGATGTGAACGATCTGCAGGAGCAGGTATCCACAATTGCTAAGCGTCTGCTGCGCCAGAGCCATGATGAGGTAACTGGCCATGTGTAAGGAATGCTGGGAGCTCATCGCCAAAGCGGACGATACTGAGTTTTTGGATAGTTTGGAGCTGACCCATGCGGAGCGGACAGTGCTGGAAGAGTTGTACAAGCAGGGTGAAAACCGAATAGTTGAAATCCTTGAGCTGCAAGGGAAGGCATTGCATGATGCGATTCTGGAACTCAGCGAGGAGTTGCTATTTGATATCGGTGAACTTGGAAAGGTGCTGTTGTCGGTTCAGAGCGGGGATCTCTTTACGGTACAGTTCGAGCAGGCGGTGTATGATGCCTTCACGCCACTGTATCACCTAGCCGGCGAATCGGAGCTGACGGTGCTGAACACCGACAAGACCTGGTCCACTAAAAACAAGGCGGCATCCCGGTTCGCATTGAAACTGAAAAAGCTGGTCCCGGATATGAACGGAACCAGTAAGGATGTTATGACCAGGGCATTTCAAAAAGCAATCAAAGAGGGGAAGACACCTTCCGAGCGGGCACTGCTGGTACGTGAGATCAGCGCGTCGGCTGCTAAGGGTGATGCTGGTCCATTCAATATGGAAAGGGCCATTACCGTTTCGCGAACCATGAGCACGGCAGCGGCCAACGGAGGTAAGATGGAGGGCTGGAAGCAATCCGAGGTGGTCACTGGTAAGAAGTGGAGGTCTTCCAAGGGGGATCGCACCCGGAAGACACACCGTAAGGCCAACGGCCAGGTACAGCCGCTGGACAAGCCATTCTTAGTAGGTAAGAAGGGGAAAGAAAGTAAGCTGATGTTTCCTGGTGATCCTGCAGGACGAGCCGAGGAGATTATTCGCTGTCGGTGTACTATGCAATCTGTAATGGAATGAAAAAGGTAATCTCCCAACTAATCTTCTTCTTTTAGTTAATATGAATTACAAAAAAAGTGGAGGGGATCATTTTGAATGAGGAATAGAAGAATGAGTAAATAGTGTATTAGACTGATGATGATCATTAAGATAACTGGCAGGATAGTTCAATCGTTTCTCGAATTCTTTTTGAGATGGAGTAATTTACGAACTTCGTGAATATAACGTTATGGCTTCACTTATCTTTTTACATCACTTTAAGCCACTCGGTATCGTGTAATAAACGTTATACGACATACAAGCTAAAATATTCCGAAAATATATTGACAAGAAATTGAAATTTACATCTAAGCAAAGAAAAGGAGATTAATGTATGAGTATAAAATTTAGAAAAGTAAGTGATTTTAACCGTGGGTTAATCTTTGAATTGTTGACAGATGCTTATTTATTTGATTGCAGATATGAACAAAATTGTAGTTCGGATTGGCAGGAATTTGATAATTTCTTCTTTGATAATTTACAGATTGCAGATGAATGTGGGTTTATTACTACATTAAACGATGAAGCAATTGGTTTTGTTTCATGGGACCCAAGAAATGTACCTGATTATGTGGAAATCGGACATAATTGTATTGCTACAAAACAAAAAAGCAATGGTTATGGTAAAATGCAACTCCAAGAAGCTGTTAATAGAATCATAAAAAATGATGTTAGGAAAATTGTTGTAACTACTAATATCGACTTTATACCTGCTCAAAAAATGTATGAGAGTGTTGGATTCAAAATACATCAAAAAAGAAAAGTTGAGGGTTTTGTTAGAAAACATATAGATTATGTATATTCTTTAGAAGGCAGGAACTACACATAACACCAAAATAACGCATCGGGACATTCGGTAAAATTCATCACGCTAACGGGAATGTTAGTTCAATGAAACAGCGGTAGTCTAGGACAATTATTGTCCATGATTGCCGCTGTTTCAATCTCTAGGGTCAGTCTATTATTTATTTTACGAATTTTGACGCCATTACAATTCAAAAATCTGCAAGGAGTCATCTAATAATACTTCTTTTTATTGAAAGGAGGTGAGAACAGAATATGAGCTATAAACTGAAAGATGCTAAAATCACGCACATCTCACTGGTAGACAAGGGAGCCAACGGAGTACCGTTTGCAATCATCAAGGATGCCGGGAAGAACGCCATCCAGAAACAGGTTCAAATCGCTAAGATTGATGATGATAAGCGGATTGTCAAAGGTGTGGTATATCAGCCCGATGTTGCAGACGCACATGACGATCAAATGGATGAAGTCGAGATCGAGAAGGCAGCTCATCTCTTTATGGAGAAGCAGCACACTTACAACATTGACAAGCAGCACGATCTCGAGGTCGATAAGGGATTTGTCATTGAGTCTTATATTGCTCCTTGCGACATGACGCTTGGTGAACAGCAGATCGCGAAGGGCTCCTGGGTGGCAGCCGTGAAAGTAACGGAAGATGACACCTGGGAGGCAATCAAGAAAGGCGAGATAACTGGCTTCAGCATGTGGGGTGTGGGTAAGCGGGAAGAGATCGAGGAGGAAGAGGAGGTATCCAAGGGAATCTTGAGCCGAATAGCCAAAGCGCTGGGCCTGATCGAGAAGGGCGCGGTCGCTGATAAATACAATAAAAACCGGAAGAACCGAGAATTTTGGGCGGCGCAGGATGCCCTCAACTCGGTTCTTTTTAATTGGGACAGTTATAACAGCGGGATGGAAACCGATGCGGAGACCATTCGGGAGGCGCTTCAAGATTTTGTAGATATTGCGCAGGATGTGCTGACCAAGGAAGACATCGTGAAAGCAATTGGCACACCTTCAGAGCAGATTTCTAAGGCTGGCAAGAAGATATCCGCTGGCAACCTGAAGCACGTTGATGATGCCATTGCTGCACTGACTGAACTGAAAAATAAAACGGCTCCTGTAGAACAAGAGCCCGAGGAGGATGACGATTTGAAAGCTGAAGATATTGCCAAGGCTGTAACGGCCGCAATGGCCCCGATCGCCAAGCAGGTAGAAGGCCTAACGGCAGAAATTGCGGTTCTTAAGAAAGAGGAAGGTGTCGACGGTGAGCAACCTGTAGGTGGTGGTGCTCCAGTTACTACCGCAGAAGAGACTGCAATTACCGACGCCATTGCCAAGGCCCTTGAACCGCTGAGTCAGCAGATGCAGACGCTGGCAGCTGACGTGCAGTTGGTAAAGAATAGCCGTGGTGCTTCCGCGCAAGGTGATGAAGAAGAAATCAGCAAATCAGAAGGCGCCGTTAGTTTCGGACGCTTCCTGTAATTCGAAGGAGGAATGCAAATCATGAGAACGAACGGTAACATCGCTAGTACGAGCATTCGTAAATCAACTATCGTTACACCTATGGACCAAAATGCCTTGAACTATGAGGAAGTTGCTGCCTTTACGGATATGGCGTATGAGTCTAATAGTTTTCTTAAAGGAATTCGTTATGAGAATAAGAAGAGCTCCAAAGGAACCATCGATAAAATCGGTGTGCGTGGCCGGAACATGCGCGGTAAAAAAGAGAACATCATGGCGACCAATACGCCAGGGCTTACCTTTCCGCAGATTCCTTACTCAGTAGAACCAGTGGTTCTGCCTTTCGACATCACTGAAGAATTTATCCGCCAGACGCAGCGGGTTCGTGGTCAAAATGCTGAAGATATTATCATGCGGGCTATGGCTAATAACTACGGCGAGAATATGCAGGACATTGCTTTTAACGGGGATGTGAATACACCCAACACGGATCCGGATTATGAGTTCCTGACAATCAATGACGGCTGGTTGAAGATGGCCAGAACAACGGGGCATTATCTCGATTGGAGCACTCTTTCTGCGAAAGAGAAAACTGGGGTTTTGTTTGAACTGGAGCGGGCGATTCCGACACGGAACAGAGCCGGCGGCGTGTTCAAATATTTCATGCATCCTAACACCTTCAGCGAACGTCTTGAGATGCTGGCCGAGAAAGACACCAGTGCATCAATTCAGCTGCAGATTATGGGCGGTGTGAAGAAGATTAACGCTTACGACGTCGAAGAGGTCTGGAGTATGCCTGAAGGTGCGATCCTCTTTACGTATCAGCCGAACTTTGCGATGGTCCATACTTATGACATGCAGATTCGGAAGACTACTGAGGGCAAGGAGGCAATCTGGACTGATAAGCGTTTCTATGCGATTCATTCCGACTTTGATGCCATCTTCGAAGAGCCGCAAGCTCTGGCCTACGTGGAAGGGGTGGAGTTTTAATGCCATACGTGACCTACAGAGGCAAGAACGCCTCACTTCGGTTTTACAGCATTCGGTTTGTGCCTGCTGTGCCGGTGCTGGTGGAAAATGAGTCTGTGCTGGAGCACTTACGGGATGATCCTGATTTTGAGGTCAATGATGAGAAGATCATCCCACTGGAAGATCTGACAGTTCCCCAACTGAAGGACAAGGCGAAGAAAGCCGGTATTGAAGGCTTTGCGGATATGAAGAAGCCCGAGCTTATCAATGAACTAAAGGCGCTGGAAGGCGGCGGTGTGCCGAATGCTGGAAGCGACACTCCTTAAGAAACGTAGCCGCGTTAGTGCTGTACAAGAGGCAACTGACGATCAGCTTCAGCAGTACATTGATGATGCACAGACCCGGATTGAGTTGTACTTACCTGTTCATTTTCCGGAGGTGGTAGACAAGCAGCTCATGCTGGCCTGGGTGAAGCTGGCAGAGTCACTGGCTCTGCAGGACAGTGAGGAATACCTGGCTTCAGTCGCCCGCGGCTACTCAGCAGAAAGTGACGGCGCTTGGACATATACCCGACAGGCAGTTGAAGGGAAAACTACAGGCAATGCTGATGTGGACTCTATCCTCTTCCTGTGGGTCAAGAAGCAGCAGGCCGGGCCGGATGATGGGAACATCACGGCCTATTTGCTATGAATCACCGCATGAATACACCGCTGGCAGTGTACCGGGTCGGTCGTCAGCAGGATGCGGACAACCTATTCAGCGATCGGAAAGCAGGAAAGATCGCAGATTTGAAATGTTTCGTTGTAAAGACGCAGACTGATGCCAAAGCAGATTCCACTCCTGTCATATACATTGTTAAAAAGACAATTGGGGTTCCGAAGACAGCAGACGTCCGAATCAGTGACGAAGTGTTGCTGTTCGGACGTAGGTATCTGGTGATTGACTCTAACCCGCGTCGTTACTGGCGTGAGCTATTGGTAACTTGCGAGGTGAAAGGCAGTGAGCATGCATGATTTTGATGGTTTAGCGAAGAAATTCAAGAAGCTGAGCGACGAAGGGGTTAGTCAGATCCTTAAGAACATTGCTGAAGCTGTGGGCGAAACACTTTTGAACCTGGTCATCGATGAAATTGATAAACAGGATCTGATTGACACTGGATTGATGTGGAACTCCTTTACTCGTGGGGAGGACAATAACATTTGGGAATGGGATGTAGACCGTAACTCTATTTCTATCGAAGTGGGTTCAAACCTTACTTACGCACGCTATCTCAATGATGGCTACACCATCCATAAGGCGCACTTTGTCCCCGGCTATTGGGCAACGAATGGAACATTTGTCTACGATCCCAGGGCAAAGACTGGCTTTATGGCTAAGCCACGGTCGTTCATTGGTCGGCAATACTTTGACATCGCTGTGAAGGAGCTGGATGGCGGTATGAACGCACTGATTATGAAGCGGTTGGAGAAAGAGCTGGGGAGGATGCTGTCATGATGGATGTGGGATTAAAAGCCTGGGCAGAACTCGTGCAGAGGATATACCCGGAGCTGCCGATTCTTCGAGATCGTTCCCTTTGGCTGGCAGGGCAGTTTGATCGTCCAAGCGTGTTTATCGAGACGGATCTGGTATCCGATAAAGCACACACGCCGCGGGCAGACCGAATCATTGAGGATGTAGGGTTAGTCTTTCATTACGACATCGACCGTAGTATGGTAGAGGAAGACGGAGAGCCCATTCCACTAGACTTATCACCCTTCTTCCTTTACCTCCGCCAACGGCGGTTTTGTGTGGTTTCGAAGCGCTTTGGAATCATGATGGTGATTGAGGCTCCACGCACTCGGCCGCAGAATGATCGGATGGAAGTTACGTTTAGGTATTCATTTCTGACTCACGTTCCGAAACTTATGATCAGAGATGACGGGCGGCAGATCCAGAAGATCAATGACTTTTTTATTGAACCTAGTTGAAATTAACGTTCGATTCTATTTGTTAATATAACAGAAATTTCGTTAGTTAACTTGAGTAAATGGGGTATACTGGAATCATTAAAAATTGAGAAATGATGTGACCAGATGCCCGAATACTCCCAAATTCAGACCTACCTCAAATGCGACCAAAAAAACTTTAAGGAAATTATTCTGCACTTCTCAAATGTACTAAAATCACTATCTCTTGAATCTAAGTACTTTTCGCCAGAACTTGAATATGAAGTCTCTGATAATGGTTTTATGTACGTAGGTGGTGATGCGGAATCTCAGATTTTTGATTATAATGAGCACCCATTTCATATCCGCCCATATGTAATGGGATGGACACCTAAGGCCATTAGCGAATTGGAAGAATCGTGGTTAGAAGTTAGTTTACTGTTTTGGACAGAAGAGATTGAGCTTGATTACAGAACAGGACAGTTAAAAGATGAGATTAAATCATTAGTATGGTCGATGTTGAGTAAGTTCTCGGAGGAATTTAAACAAACGGGAGTATATTTCACTAATGAAGTTACGGATGGAATACCCTGGGAAGCTGTAGTTTGCAGCAAAAAAGATGAGGTATGGGCATTTGATGCTGCCATTCTGCCAGCACATTTATTTGACGTGTATAAGGATGGGTATGAAGAAATGTTCATCTACACAAATGATAATAATACGTTATACGCTGCCCGGAAGTCTGTTTGGAGTATAGAACCTTGGTTAGATGATTGCACAATCAATGAAGAGCAAGAACCAGCAACAGGAAATGTCGATTAAGCACTAACTGTAACCGCCTAAGGAAAGGCGGTTTTTCTTTTGAAACAGAAAGGGAGGAAAACTTAAAGCATGAACTTAAAAAAACAGATTCGCCAGCCTACTAATGCTGTTCCGGATACCCTGAACAAGAGAACTAAGCAGGAATGGATTGAGAGCGCAGTGGTTTTGAAGCGGGAACGCTTTGAGATTGCAGGCGCTCTTTTTAATTGTGAGGAAGATACCCTGCTGACTCAGCAGGAAGTTATTCAAAAGGTGCAGGCCTATTTGGGTCTGAAAACAAAGGAGGAAACAGTGAATGTCGATACAACGGAATAGACCAGGCGCGTATGTGGAGCTGCAGGCGGTTGCGAAATCTCGTGTCTTATCGGTATCTGGCCGTGTGCTGGTGCCGTATCAAGCCGAATGGGGCCAGCCAAACAAAGCAGTTGATATGGCGGATCAGTCCGAGCGGTTCAAGGAATCTGGTTTACTTATAGATGAGTTGGAACTGGCTGCAGAGAATGGCGCAACGGTAGTGGGTTATAGGGTTACGAATGGGAATGAGGTAGCTGCTTCGGTTGCTGTGGCCAGCAGCTACACAATTGAGGCACGTTATTCAGGTAATCGCGGAAATGATTTTGAGTACCTAATTCGGGCGAGTCTGGTTGATGCAACAAAGAAAGAGATTGTCATTCGGGATACGAAAGGTATTTATGATACTGAGACGTTCTTGGTCGCTGATAAAACTGAAGCTATCAATGCTCTGAAAAAGTCTAACATGGTGCGATTCAAGGATACTGGTGAAACGGCACTGGCTGATGTTGCCTATACCAAGTTGGCTGGCGGAGTTACTGGTACTGCAGCGATCACGGCAGCCAATTGGAGCGGCATCTTTAATCGCATTGATGGTCTGGTGTTTGATGTCGTTTATCTACCTTCCTCGGACGCAGCGGTACAAGCTGCTGCTAAGCAATGGTTGCTAGATCGGCGTAGCAAGGCTCGCAAGTTAGCGCAGTTGGTCATTGCAGGAGCATCGGGATCTGATGATGATATTGAAGCTCACAACACCCGTAGCCGCGCTGCTAATGCTCGTTTTATCATCAATTGCTCTTTGGCTGGTGAACATTCCAACGGAAAGACTTATACTTCCTTGCAGTGGGCGGCATGGGTAGCTGGTTTAGCCGCTGGAACACCTGCAAATAAATCCTTTACGGGTGTTAAGGTACCAATGACTGAAGCGCTAGTGGACTGGAGCCATAGTGAAGTTTTGAAGGGGTTAGCCGAAGGCACACTGATGGCTACCCGGGACGGTTACGACTATATTATTGAGTCGGCTGTGAACACATTGACCACGCTTGGGGCAGGGGAACGGGAGGACTTCGGTAAGATTCGAGTTTCCATGACGATAGACCAAATTTTGAATGACATCTACGCTGCTGGCAAAGCAAACAAGGCTAAGCTAGACAATGACAAAGATGGTCGGGGGATGTTTATCGCAGCAGTCGTTAGTTATCTGAAGACTCGTGCTGAACAAAAGGCGATTGGATCAGAATTTACATTTACCGAGCATCCAACGAAGATCAGTGACATGGATTATGCTTACTTCTCCCTGTCGGCAAAACCGCTGGACGCGATTGAAATCTTCAATATTGATTGGGAGGTGGCATAGTAGATGGAACGCGAACTTATTGGCCGTAATTTATCAGTGCAAGATGATAATGGCGACTCGATTCAGACAATTAAAGAAGTGGAAGTTATCCTGAAGCCGGAGACATTGGATATTATCCGGGCGCGGAAGATGTCTAAGACGAAACAGATCGTCGGGTATGAGATCACCGTAAAGCTGGTTATGTCAAAACTGGAGTCCTCTCTTCGTTACCGTCTTCTGGCTGACTTCAAGGCGGGTAAGACGATGTTCCTGGACCGGATCACTGGCTCCCTTGAGGACATGCAGACGGGTAATGTAGAACGGGTGATGATCAGCGGTGTGCATATTCATGATGAAATGGATCTGCTCGTTGCCAAGATCGACGACAACAATGGCATCGATATCACTCTTTCCGGTACCGCGAATGATTTTGATTTCATTGAACAGTTTCCAGATTATATGGCATAGGGACGGGTAAGCGTCTCTTTTTCTTTATCTCATATCAATTAAAAATTGGAGGAATAATAACTATGAGCGATAAATTAGAAAAATACCTATCCAAAGGCAAAGCAGGTCGTAACGACGATACTATTACTGTGCCAGCAGACGGAGAAAATTGGTCTGTACGCCGCCTGACTACTATTGAGGTACGCCGAGCCTATGAACTGGCCTATGAAGACAACGGAGATCCGAAAGAATCCTATAACGAGATTGATGTCATGATCGTTAAAGCAACTGAGCATGATTTCGATTGGAACAACAAAGATTTGCTGCTGGCTTTCAACTGCATCAGTAAGTATGAGCTGCCACCGCGTATCCTAGACAATCCTGCTGATTATTCGGAGCTTAGCAAAGCCGTGCGTAATTTCCAAGAAACAAAGGATGAACTTATGAAAGAAGCAAAAAACTCATCAAGCAAGACGGAGAAGCAAGCTGGGTAGCATCCTTTTGGATTAACCAGAAGCGGCTGCCGACTGAAATCCTACCTTATGAGGTGGATGAACAGCGGCAGTATTTTTTCTGTCTTGCGGCCAGTATGGTGGCCGAAGAAGAAACCAAACGCCTGGCTAACAAGAAATAGGCAGGATGGAGGTGAACAATTATAGCAGCGACAACAAAAGTGACGGTTCCGTTCGAAGCGCGGGATCTTATTTCCGGTGCTGTCCAGAATATGCGGAAGGCCATTCTTGGGGCGACTAATGATTTACTAGATTTTCGTCGAGCATCTGGACAGATGGGGGAAGACCTTGTATCTGATCTTCGACGATCCAGGAGCGCAGCAGATGATTTAGGAAGCCGGGTCGGCAACGCATCAGATGAAGTGCGTCGGCTGGGACGCGCTAACGTTGATGATATCTTTCGCCGGGCTCAATCAGGAGCGGATGAATTGCGTCGCTCAGCATCTCGCGCCGACGCCGAAATCCGTGGAATGAGTGATTCTCGTGTGCATATACGTGCTCAAGATGAATTGAGCCCAGTCCTTGATGGAATATCTTCCAAAATTACAACGATTGCGGCAACTGCAGGAGCTCTAGTGCTAGGTGGTGGAATCAAGGATGCATTATTCGGGAATGTCATGGACTACTATTCCGAAGCTTCCCGAAGCGCAGCCTTACTACCTGCAATTGCACGTGATCAAGGTCTTCAGACTGTGAAAGATCTAAATGTTCAGGGTATTATCCCTTCACAGACGGAAGGGGCTAGACAATTAGCAGATCTAGCTCCGCTGGTTCGGGATAAATCACAAGCTAGTGACTTTTTGAGTGCTTCGTCAAAGATACAATATATCCGACCAGATGCCGGTGCTGAAGAAATTAACCGTGCGCTGGCACAATCTTCAGACACCTTTCGCGAAACGTATGCTTCCGTTGCTGACAGCATGATGTATGCCTATAAAGAGGTAGGAGATAGACAGCAAGATCTGTTCGACACATTTTGGGAGTACAGCGGTTATTTTAAAAACACCGGTGCAAACTCTGGTCAGATGGCCAACTTCTTAACCCAAAGTGTGAAGGAAGGCTCCTTTAATTTTGATAAACCTGCCGATTTTATAAAGGAAACTTTTGGAGTTAAAGCTTTAGACGCTGGCGATATGGAGAAGTATTTTGCTCTACGCGGAGCTGGAAAAGCCGAAGCAGCAAAACAAGCTGTCTCATTTACTGGAGACATTAACTCCGGTGAAGAACAACGTACAAAGGGTGCGCTCATGGCCCTAGTTGCTGATTTAGCCAGTCAATCACAGAGTGAGCTGAAAGCTTCTCTGGTATCTCTTGGATCAGCTACAGCAGAAGACAACGGAAGTGCTGTGCTCAAGACATTCCAAGTACCTTTTCAACCTGCACCCTCAGGTATTGCAGGGACAACAGAGAGAATGGTCAAGGCTCAGCAAGATGCCAATCCAATGCAGGATATTATTCAGACACGGGCGGAGATCGATCAGCAAATGCAGGAGCTGGGAGCAAATCTATCAACAGCAGTTCTTCCAGTACTCAAAGAATTTAATGCTCTCATCACAGAAAATAAAGAGCAAATCCAAACATTTGGTTCGGGAATTGTCAAAGTGGTTACAACTGCGACTGACTTGTACGGAAAGTTCTTTGATGAAATCAATGTCGGTGTTGGATTGCTGATAGGAACCTTTGCTGCGAATAAGGTTTATAAAGGATACCAAAAAAGTAAAGATGTAGCCTCTGACATACGTGGTCTTTTTGGAAGAAGATCAACCAGTTCTGACTCATTACCAATAGAAGAAGTTGGTAGCTCTTCACGAAAACGATTTACGCTCCGACGTGGCACTACTGCTGGATTAAATGGTGGTCTTGGCGGTGGTCTGAAATCGATTTCCTCTATGACTGTAAATGCCAGTGTGGTCTACCTTAATGAATCTGGCGGTTTAGGTGGATCAATTGGTGGGCAAGGTAGTCGCTCAGGAGGTAGGCCAACCCGCCGTGGGCGTACTGGTCGCTCAAGTTCTAACACCCGAACAATAACTGGTGGCAGTGGAGGTACAGGCTCAATCAGAGCGCGCCGGGGTACGCGAACTACTAATATTCCTGATATCGATGCAATTCCAGACGTTGCTGGAAGAAGAGGACGAGTTACCTATCGTAATACCGCTCGGCTTCGGGGGACGTCTGCTGTTCCGGATATCATCTCGGATGTCTCGGATATACCTGCGAGACGAGGGTTGTTAAAAGGATTCGCTAAAGGTGGGACCAAAGCTGTAAAAGCATTAGGAATTGCAGGTACTGTGGCGGGTATTGGCATGACAGGCTATGACCTGTATCAAGCATCAAGAGACGATGGGTTTAAAGCCGGAGTATCATCTACAGGCGGATCATTGGTCGGAGGTACAGCAGGGGGAATCCTTGGGGGTGTTGTTGGTTCATTAGCTGGACCCATAGGAACTGCAGTAGGAGCAGCAGCAGGCGGATGGGTTGGCGATAAACTAGGTTCCCTAGCCGATTCGAGCGGAGTTACCAAATCCGTTGTTGATGGAGTGGTTTCGGCTGCTGGCGGTATTAAGGATGCGGCAGCTTCAA